TGTTTCTGAATAAATCTAATCTTGCTTCCTTCTCAATCTCTTTGATTAATCTTTGTACTCTCTTGTTCATCTAATATCGTTTTTATCTTTTATTATAGTTTTGATTCGTTTTGCTACCTCAGCGACTACATCTACAGTTACTGCATTACCGCACATCTTGTATCTCTGAGAATCGCTTATCTCTTTTTCCTTTCCGTACTTAGTCCAATTATCAGGAAAGCCTTGTAACCTTTCGCACTCTATGGGAGTAAGCCTTCTTATTCTTCCTTGTTTAATAAATTGATCGGTGTTACCACCTTGTCCCGAAGAAGAGTGAAGTGTATTACATTCATCCTTTAAACTTCTATTAGTAACATTTCCTTTAGCATCTCTTGTGTATCCAATAACTGCTTGGTCGCACTTAGTGTCTAATGTCTGTGCTACTCCTTTACCTACTCTACCTCTTCGTGTCTTAGATGTAGGTACAGATAGATTAATTGAATCTCCTTCATTAGCTTCCTCATATCCTTTAGATGTAGCTGACTTAACTTTTATATAGGTATCATCTGAACCCATATTACCAATGTTTCTTTTTATTGTTCGTGAATGTGAAGTTTGCATACGCTCTGATTCCCTTTCTTCTGTCCCGATCGTTCTATTAAAAGGTTGGTCATTTTCTCCGATAGGAAATACTTGTCCTCCACTTCCACCTCCAAGATATCCGACAAGGTAGATTCTCTCTCTATTTTGGGGTAGAAACCACTTTGTATTAAGCAGTTGCCATTCGAGTCGATAACCCCCAATGTTGGTAAACGCTTGCAAGATTGCCGCAAAATCTTCGCGATTGTTGGAGCTGAATGTTCCTTTAACATTTTCCCAGATAAAAAAACTTGGTCTGCATTCTTCGATAAGCCTAATTGCTTCGGTGATAAGACTGCTTCGTTCCCCATCCAATCCTTTTCGTTTTCCTGCCAAACTAAAATCTTGGCAAGGACTTCCGAAAGTGATAGCATTGATTCTTGGTAATTGCTCTGATCGAACATCTGTAACTGAGCCGACATAAGTTGCGTTTTTAAAGTTATTACTGTACACATCTATTGCGTACTTATCTATCTCTGAAAAGTAAGATTCTACTTCGAATCCTGCTCGTTCAAGTCCTAAGTGAAAGCCACCTATTCCACTAAACAGGTCTAACACTTTTATTTTCATAAGATACCCTCTAAGTAGTATTGGTCTAAGTCAGCAGCTTGTAAGAAGTAAGTATCGTAAACCTCTAATGCTTTCTCAATCTTCTGCTCTCCTGAATAGTAGAACTCCTCTGAACAGTGATAGACTGCGATATCTAAACTCTTTTTACAAATTGCTAAGAAAATAAAATCCTTGTAATCCACTCCGAATAGGTTAGAGTACAAATAACATTGTACATCATAAGAGTACTTCTTAGCTGAGTAAGGGAAGGCTTTGATATCTGTAGTAGTCTTTAAATCTACGATTCGATTCTCACCAAGTACATCTGCTTTACCTCTAAAAGGGAATCCCATTACCTCACCGATCACAGGCACTTCAAATTCTGAATCTCTAATAAGTTCTACTGCTTTAGTATTTCTAAGAAAGGCATCTGCGATTCGCTCCGCATCGTTCTTCTCAGCCATAGTGAATACCTTACCGTGTTCTGCTTTAGCTTCTTTGTAGGCTTTCGTATTCTTGCTCTGTACATCTACAAATATCTGAGAGGAGAATACTTCAGGTTCTAAAATAGCTGTGTGAAATAACCATCCATCTCTTAGTGCTTGGCTCTCTTGACTACCGTACTGTGTTACATTGTAATAAGTCTTAGGTGAGTCTAAGAGTAGTTTAAGTGATGAAGAACTAAGAGCAGCTTGTGAGAGATACCCGTAGTAAAAACTATCATCATTCATCTTTTCTAATAACTCTTTCTTATCCCAAGTAGAACCATCTAATAAAGTAATACTGCTCATCTCTTTAATTGTTTCTTAGCTTTTAAATAAATATCCTTCATATATCTGTACTGATCTGATTCATTCGAGTATGCAGTAATGTAATTCTTTCTGGTCATATATTCAATAACATCTAAGTTAAGACCATCAAAATCATAGTAAAGCATCTTAAGTACTCGTACAATCTTCTGACCGTAAGGAGTTGTACCCATATCAAGTTCACTCATAATCTGTACTGCCTCATATACTTTTCTAAGACATTGTTCATTGATAGTGTATTCTCCGTTTCTTAGTTTAGTTCTAAGTCCAGATGAGTTTCTACCATCCATAAGTAACTCGATAGTTCTAATAACAGAAAACTTTTTATTTGAGTCTTGATATAAGTCCTCAGCTATCTCTAAAGCTGTCTTGCAAGAAATATCTCCTTTAGCTGCTCGACTCTTACAGAAGTCCATAGCTGTCCACTTACGACTCTCTTGTAACCCGTCTATATGTGATTTATTAGCTCTTCCAGATACAATATAAGGCACTACTAATTCATTTCTTCTTAGTGCGATAAATCTGTGCTGACCCTCAATGATCTCATAAGAATCGTTCACTACGATAGGAACTTGAACCCCTATCTTTAAAATCGACTCCTCAATCTTTTTAAGATTCGATTCGTTAATGTCTCGGTTGCTGTCGATAAACTTAAACTTATCATAAGCCTTAGTTTCTCCTAAATACCAATTTGTCTTCATTTGTTTTGATTTAATTATTAAGAATTGATTTAATTAATTGCTTTGCCTTGTGCCACCATTGAAGTTTTCTGAACTCCCACTCCATAGGTTCGTAGGCTCTGATCTTTAATACTCCGTTTTCTAATTCTCGTACCACCGTAATACCCGATGATAGTTTAGTCATTCCCTGTTGTTTCATTGTCAAATTTGTTGTTTAATTCTATATCGTCTAATTTTTCTTGTAATTCTCTAATCTTAATCTTTAAAGCGTTCTTAGATTGGTGCTGCTCTGAGATGATGTGTTCGTAAGCTCGTCTGTTGATGTGTAAGCTGTTTACATAATACACAATCTCTAAACAAGTAGAAATCATCTTATCGACTATCTCTGAAGGTTTGTTCTCCTTCTGCTTCTTTAAGATAGAGAGGAGATACTCCATATTCGCAGAGTACTCCATCTCTTTGTAAGGTTCTAATCTATCGTACATCATACTAAGATAAAGGGATAGTGTTAAATAGCTTCTTAGCTTCCTCGTAAGTTCTAAAGGATACTGATTCTAATCTTGCTACACCATCATCCCATACTTTGTACTCGACATCGTAAAATTGACCATCGTTTACAACTGTAAGGGTTGGAGAATAAATGTAAGGTTTCATAAATCTGTTTTTTAAATTTGTAATTATACTGCAATATAGTAAACATTTGTTAAATACAAAAATTTAGATAAAAAAATTACAGTTGCACATTTATACTAAGTGCCAAGTAGGTATTTATCTGATTGAACAAAGGCTGTGAGTGAATGAACTTGTTATTGGAATAAAACACAAAGAAGTGAGCTACTCCGAACTTATCCTTGTACTTAGTTATCTTTTCCTGATCGAACTCCTTTGCTCTGTTCTGGTGCGGTGAACTCATAAAGTGATACGATTCTGGTTTGATCTGAAGTCCGAATAAAAGTTTTCCATTAGAATATGCTTCCCAATCCGTACAATACTCTTCATCAACTTCGTAGGTAGTCTTTCTAAAATCTATATTAGGAAACCACTCTTGTAAGTGATTAATACAATTTACCTCATTCATCATTCCGTTCCAAGTCTGACCGACTACTCTGAATAAAACATACTCCGCAGCTTCGTGCATCTCTAAGCGATACTTGTCAGCTATAAAGTGAGCAGGTGCTACTAAGTTTTGTCGATCGACTCCTGCTAAGTAGTACTCAGTCCATCCTTCCTTAGTTACTTTACCTTTTACAGATTGATAGTACTTATCGAATATCTGGACACACTTACCTACTCTACTCGAATAGAAAAATCGTGCTAAGAGGCGATCTCTATTAAACTGCTTGTATAGGTAAGCAGGTATAGGATTCTCAAAAAACTCTACTTTCTCCATTGAACCGCACATACCGCTAATCTCTGAGCGTTGTTAGGATATTCACTTTTCATTACTGAATCGCTCATACATCTGCGGATAAACTCCTCTCTTTCTTCTGTTGGTGTTGGTTTAGGTAGTGGCATAGTTATTTATTTAAATTAGTTATTAAGGCTTGTGATTCTTCTAAGAGATATACTCTTTTAGGTTTCTTATCTTGCTCCCATAGCGTAGTAGTAGGGCATTGTAATTCAACAGCATTACCAAGTACAATATCGTTTAACCAGAACAAGTAATTAGCTTTTGGGTCATTTACAAAATACAACTTAACTACATCTTTAGGTTCTCGCATCATCATATCGTACTTGTACTTCTCAAGCATCTTGTTCTCGTAGTACTTATTCCTAAACTTCATTTCGATAATACACTTGTAGCCTTTAGGAGTAAATCCCTTTGCATCATAATGCTCGTAACCACCTCCGCACCATTCAAGCTGCCATCCATCAAATGTGTTATACAAATGCACTATGCTCTGCTCAAGCTTATGTACTCTATCAATCGTCATTCAGTTTATCTAATTGTCCTATTATTTCTTTAATCGTACTTGGACAAGCACACGGTACTTTATGTTTCGCTCCGTAGTACTTAGTCATTAGATCAGCCATTACAGTCCTCTGATAGTAAGTAGCTGTTCTTTTAGGTCTTACTTCTTCCCAGAGTAATTTATCCTCCTCACTCATCACATTCCTCTTTACAGGTTAAGCAGTTCAGATAAAGTTCTCGCTTATGACATCCGCAATCCTCTTTACCGAACTGTCTTGCAATCCAAAAAGCGACCCGATACGCATTACCAAAAGTAAGCAGCTCAGTAATTGCGTGTACCATTGTTCCAAGTTTAACATAACATCCTATTTTCATATTTTGTCTTTTAAGTATTTCTTTACCTTCTTGTAAGTGTTGTAGAGTGAGTAATAACTGATATTTGTTTTTCTACTAAGCTCTGAGATACTCTCTCCTGATTCTATGATCTCGTAAACCTTCTTATCGTACCAATACATATTCTCAAGTTCCTCTAAGATAATATCGTACTTCTTTTTGTATTCCACCTCTTGCTCATCTTCTATATCGTAGTTATCAAAGTCAAACTCTCCTTCTTTTCGTTCCCTTCTTTTGTGGTCTAAGAAAATACTTGTAAGTGTTCTAAAGATATAAAAGTGATTCACATCGTTACCGAAAGTAATATCCTTTCCACTTGCGACTAACTTACCGATTTTAAGGTACATCTCTTGTACGATGTCCTCTGCGGTTTCTGGATTACACCCAAAGGACTGTACTATATCGCACCAATCTTTATGTCTTTCGAATAGCTTTTTTAAGATTTCCATACAGTAACGATTAGAGCAAAGAGGGTTAGCAAGACTGTGTGCCTTTCAAAATAATCTTCTTCGTCTATCTCGTCTGCGTCTGGTTCTTGTAGTGGGTTGTAGAACAGATACCCAAGTGCTAATCCGTAGGTCGGTACGAACTGAAAGTGCATCTGCGTATTCCCAAAATTAATTATCATATTTAGTTGGTTAGGGATTGCTTTATATGTTGGACTAAGTTTCTTCCTTCTATCTCGTATCCTACATTGTTTTTAACTGACCGCAGTTTAATAGGTTCATCCATCATTGTAGGCTTACCTCCTGTGTCGATATCCTTAATCTTCTTAATGTGAATGTTTGAGTACATCCAATCAGTAGGGTGAGCCAAATACCTATGAATTACCAAAAAGTCATTAGCACGGTTGATAAACTTACCCCCTCCTTCTACATCTGAAGCCATTGGAGGTATTGGATGTCCTGCGTAAGGATGTGAAGCTGTATGTTGCTTTCTAAGTGCTTCTGTGTTAGCGTGAGTATTTAACCACAAGGCACAATCATTCTCAGTAC